ACGCTGAATTTATAACAAAAGAGTTTGGTATAGATCATATCTATCCTGGTGAACTATTAAGAAAAGAAAAAGAAAAAGGTGGCGAGATAGCAAAACGATTATCTAATTTAGGTAAAGGTGGTTTTGCTCCTAATGATATAGTTTTAAAACTTGTAAAAGATGCTGTCGCTAAAGCAGATAAAGGTTTTGTATTTGATGGCTTTCCAAGATATATGCAACAAGTAAGAGATTTAGAAAAAGAAGGAATTAAAATAGATAAAGTGGTTTATTTAAATGTAAGTACAGAAGAAGTTATAAGAAGATTAACTGCAAGAGGACGAGCAGATGATAAACCAGATATTATTAAAAATAGAATTGCGTTATACAAAAAAGAAACAGGTCCTGTAGTTGAGTATTACAGAAAGAAACCAGGTTTTATAGAAGTAAAAGCTGAAGGTGGAGAAGCTGAAGTAATCGCAAAAGGTATAATTAAACAACTAAAGGCAAAACCATTGAGAGAATTTAGAGAGTATTTAAATGAAGGAGTTTACGATCCAGGTATATTTAAAGCTTTCTTTTTAGCAGGTGGTCCAGGCTCTGGCAAAACATTTGTAACGGCTTCTGCCTTTGGTGGTACAGGTTTAAAGGTTGTTAATTCAGACGCTGCTTTTGAAAAAGGTTTAAAACAGGCAAACTTATCTCTTAAAATGCCAGATGAAGAAGAATACTTTAGAAATATTGTTAGACAAAAGGCTAAAATGACAGCTTCAACTATGTTAGACAAATATGTAGAGGGTAGATTAGGTTTAGTTATTGATGCTACAGGTAGAGATTTATCACTTGTACAAAGACAACACTCAATGCTTAGAAACATAGGTTATGATTGTTATATGGTATTTGTCAATACTAGTTTAGATGTGGCTTTAGAAAGAAATAAAAATAGACCTAGATCAATACCAGATTATATTGTAAAAACAAATTGGAACGGTGTTCAAGCAAATATAGGTTCATTTCAAAGAGTGTTTAGTCCAAATAAAATGTTAGTTGTAGATAATAATAGAAGTGAACAAGAATTGGTAACACAAACATTAAGTACAGCTTCTAAATTTATTAGAAGTAAATTAAGAACTAAACCAGAAAATGGTATAGCATTAAGTTGGATTAAAAAAGAACTAGAAGCAAAAAGAAGATGATAAAATCCTTTAAAGAAAAAATATTAGAAAGTATCATTGATATACCAAGAAGAACATATGCTCCGGCTGTGTTTGATGATAATGATACTGATAATCCAAAAATCAAACAAAGTGTTAAGTCACAAATAGATTCTCAATTAAAAGAATTTGAAACAGAATACCCTATTATTAAAGCAGGCCTGATTGGTTCTATACTAACAAAGAGATATAGAAATGACGCTGATCTGGATATCAATGTATTGTTTGATGTGCCTGTAGAAAAACAAGAAGATGAAAGAGTAAGACTTTCTAAAAAGTATTTGTCAGCTTCTAATCCAGATAACATACAAGGTCAATTAATACCTGGCACACAACACCCTATTAACTTTTACTTTATTACAGACAAAATCACTTATGATGACCAAGAAGAAAAGGCAGACGCTGTATTTGATATTGAAAATAATGTATTTGTAAAAAGACCTGAAGAATTTATTTTTGATCCAGATTTATATGTAAATGAGTTTGAAAGAAAAGTACAAGAGTTAGATGTAGTTAAGGGTGAATTAAAAAGAGATATAATTGATTACAATGAATTAACAGATTTATCACCAAATGATATTTTAAATTTACAAGATAAAATTAAAGATAAGTTAGAAGAAATAGAAGATAGTATTGAACAGATTGTAAAAATAGGTGATACTGTTGACGCTGAAAGAAGAGCGGCCTTTGATACTGATATGTCACCAGATGAAATCAGACAGTACGGTGTTAAAAATAGATTACCTAAAAATGTAATTTACAAGATGTTAGAAAAATATCACTATCTAAAATTCTATAAGAAGTGTAAAAAGATATTAGAAGATGGTATTGTAACTGATAAAGAAGTAAAAGATTTAGAAATGCACGAAGCAATTACTTTAAATGATATTAAAATGTCAGCTAAAAGATTTGCTAAAGATGTATATGATAAGATTAAAAGAATGGCAACAACTTCTAAAAGATATGAATACGCTGCTAAAGTTTTACAAGATGTAATCAATAGAAAGAAAAAAGAAAGATCAAATCAAGGTTTACCTTTAAGACACGACATTGGTTATTATGCGGCTGCTGTGGCTGACACTTTTAAAGATATTGATTCTAAAAAATTACAAACAATGGTAAGTGAAGAATATTTACAAGAGGCTAAATCAGTTGCGTTTACTTTTGGTAGATTTAATCCACCAACTATTGGACACGAAAAATTAATTAATAAAGTTAAATCAGTATCAGCAAATGATTATAAGATTTATTTAAGTAGAAGTGAAGACCCTAAAAAGAATCCATTATCGGCTAGACAAAAATTAACCTATATGAAAAAGATGTTTCCTAGTCACGCTAGAAACATAGAAATAAATCCAACAAACATGGTTTTAGATTTGGCAACAGACCTACATAAAAAAGGTTATACGGATATAACTATGGTAGTTGGTAGTGATAGAGTAAGAGAATTTGAAGGTATATTAAAAAAATATAATGATGTAAAATCCCGACACGGTTACTATAACTTTGATAATATCAATGTTGTATCTGCTGGTGAAAGAGATCCGGATGCTGAAGGAGCAAGTGGTATGAGTGCTAGTAAGATGAGAGCTGCGGCTGCTAAAGGAGATTTACAATCATTTAGAAAAGGATTACCAACTGGTGTTGACGCTATGAAAATTATGAATGATGTTAGAAAAGGTATGAGATTGGCCGCTTCATCAGGTAGTGTTGGTGCCTTTTTAGGTTATAGAGAAAAACCAATTGCTAGCATGGAAGAATTTGAACAAAATCAAGTAAGAGATTTATATGTTAGAGAAATGATCTTTAACATAGGAGATAAAGTAGATTATGTCAAAGAAGACATAGAAGGAATAGTAAAAAGAAGAGGTACAAATTACGTTGTACTAGAAGATAATAATAACAATTTACACAAGGCATGGATTTGGGACTGTATACCAGTACCATCAGATAGAGAGGCCGAAGTGAGAGAATATAATTTAGATGTAGATTATGGATTTGAAGCCGTATCAGAAAAGAAAGAATACGGCCATACTGATAATTTGCCACAAGATAGAGATGTTGGCAAAATAAAAGGAACTCAACCTAAAAAATACTACAAAGATTTATCAAAAGATGTTAAGTCTAAAAGAGCTGCTCACTTTAAATCACAAGATACAGAAAAAGGTCCTTATAAACCAGCGCCAGGTGACGACAAAGCAAAAACTAAACCTAGTAAACACACACAAAAATATAAGAAGATGTTTGGTGAATTAAAACAGGATTTAGCGGATGCTTGTTGGAAAGGATATAAACAAGTGGGATTAAAAGATAAAAATGGTAAAAAAGTACCTAATTGTGTGCCAGAAGCATACGATATAGGCCACGATTACGCTGACTACACTAATAAAATTACACCAGGCCAACCTGGATATGACGCTAAATTCCAAGGTGGTTCATATAAGCCAAGTGACCCTAAAAAGAACTTAAAACAAGTAATTACAAAACCAGAAACAGTTGAAATTACTAAAGAAGATATAGAAAAATGGTCACTTTCAAATGAAACAATAGATAAATATAAGAAAAGATACGTTGAAGAATGGCGTATGAAGTTAGATGAAGTAGTGAAACGAATGATGGAGAAGATATAATGTTGAGTTTTACAGACTATAAAGATAAGATTAGTAAGTCGGTAATGTATCACGTAGAGAACAATATACCGTTTGCTGAAAATATCTATAGACTTCATAGTGAAGAATTTTATAGATTGTTTAGAGAGGCTAGAGAGTTATATACTGAAGGCCTTTTAACTGAATTGGATAGTTGGGATAAACAACTATTAGAGTCTGATATTGGTGAGTTTGGTATTTTTGAAGGACAACAAGTACCACTAGATATGCCAATTGAAGAAGAAGAAAAAAATCCACCACTTAATAAACCAAAAAGAGGTGGACCAAAGAAATTCTACGTCTTTGTAAAAGACGGTGACAAGATTAAAAAGGTGACTTGGGGCGACACAACAGGATTAAGTGTTAAACTTAAAAATCCAGAAGCTCGTAAGTCATTTGCTGCTAGACATAGATGTGATCAGCAGAAAGATAAAACAAAAGCCGCTTATTGGGCTTGTAATTTGCCTCGTTATGCTAAAAGTTTAGGCATGAGTGGTGGTGGAAACTTTTTTTGGTAATGAAGTTAGAAGATTATTATAAACCGTTTGAAGACTTTGAAAAAGATATAATTAAAAAATCTTTTAAAAGAATTTTTAAACAAGATGTTGAAAACAAACAATTGATATGGCACAAGGATAGAAAAGACCGAACTGTCAAAGTTATATATGGAACAGGATGGAAATTACAATATGATAATGAGTTACCTACTGAATTAGAAGTAGGTCAAAATTATTGTATTAAAAAGGAACAATTTCACAGATTACATAAAGGTAATGGTGAACTAAAACTAGAGATAAAAGAATATGACTAAAACACTTAAAGAAATGAGAATGGATCTGCAAGAAGCAGAAGCTAATAAAACCGATTTACAATATATTAGAGCTAAAACTGCTAGAAACGATCACTTTGAAACAAGAAGATATATTGCTGATAAAATTTTAAAAGACAGAAAATTAGCAGACGCTTATAAGTCTTTAGAAATAATACACGATACTTATGGTTCTATTATCGGTAATGATGCTATTACAATTAGACAAAGATTAGAAAAAACATTAATGAACGATTTGAAAAGAAAAATTAAAAATTGGGATGCTGTTTATTCAGCATTATAGGAGAAAAAAATGAGTAGATATAGAAATACAATGTCGGAACTTTTAAAACAAGTTAGAGGCATTAAAGAACAAGATGAAAAAGACCACGAAATTTCAATGGCGAGAGGTGAGTTAGAAGCCATCGCTGATAAAGCTACTCAATTATCAGCAGCTTTACAAGGCAAATCAGATGACGGTAATCCTTTAGAGGCTTGGGTACAATCTAAAATTACAAAAGCAAAAGACTATATCAATTCAGTTTCAGATTATATGATGTACAAACCTGAAGAAGTTAAAGAAGCAACATATGGTTGGACTTTAGTTTCAAAAGCAAAAGATATTGCTAAAAAGTTTGCTAACAATCTAACAAAAGCTGTGGCAGAAATAGAAAAACTAGAAAAAGGTTTATCTAAAAATTCTACAGTTGCTGCTGAGTTAAGAAAATACAATGAAAGTTTAGAAGAAAAATTTACAGTACAGATTACTAAAAAAGACGGCACTACTATGGAGTTAGGTAGATACAATACAGCTGCTGAAGCTCAAAGATATGTAGATATGTATGGTAAGGGTGCTAAAGTAAAAAAAGAAGAATCTGATTTAGAAGAAGCTAGTTTAAAAGATATTTTTACAGCAAACCAAGAAGGTAAAAAGGCAGATGAAATTGCTAAGAAATTAGGAATGAGTGTGTCTGATGTTAAGAAAATATTAGGTGAAGAAATAGGAGAAATATCTGAAGAAAATTTAGATGAGTTTACTTCCGATATGATTAAGAGATTAAAGAAATCATATAGTACAATGCCTCAAAGACTTTCAACAGATCAAGCAAATGCATTAAGTCGTCATTTAGATAGACTTGATTTAGTATCTTTAAAACAATTAGCAAAAGAAAAAATACCTTTCATAACTACACTTGCTAGAAATAAAATCTACAAGAAGACAGGTAAGTTTGAAGATGTAAATGAACAAGATGGTAAAATTGGTCCTGCTGGTAAGATTGCTCTTGCGAAAGAAAAAGACACAGATGCTTTAGAAAAACAATTAACAGCAGCTACAGGTCAAATTAATGTTTTAAAACAAAAACTAGAAAACGAAAAAAACAAAACAATTAAACCAATACCTAATCCTGAAACAGGAGAAGTACCATTAACTATTGGTATTGCTAATAAACTTCTTAAAGATAAAGCTGAAAAAGAAGCTAAGAAAAAAGAAGTCAAAGAAGAAAGAAGACTTTATGTAGAAGCTATTGCTGGTCTACAAAAGAAGGCAGACAAATCAGGAATGCCTTATTCAATATTAAAAAAAGTTTACGATAGAGGTATGGCCGCTTGGAAAGGTGGACATAGACCAGGTGCTAGTCAGCATCAATGGGCTTTTGCTAGAGTAAATTCATTTGTAACTAAATCCTCAGGTACCTGGGGTGGCGCTGATAAAGATTTAGCGAAACAAGTAAAAGGATAAAAAAATGAGTTATTTAAAACACAAACCAGGTAGCATTGAAGAAATGATGGCAAATCAAGCCAAAAAATTAAACGATAATGCTTACCAAGATATGTTCAAAAAAGAACTAGAAAAAGCTGGTAGAGGTATCGGCGCTATGTCACCAAAAGAAAAAAAAGATTTCTTTAACAAAATAGATGACAAATACAAAGCGAAAAACGAAGAAGAAGTAAGTAAAAAAGATGTAGATAAATTTCATACATCTTTAGATAAACTTGTACACAAATCTTTCGGTCATTCTTCAGATGAAAAGAAAAAAGAAGTCAAAGAAGAAGACGCATACGATAAAGATGATGAGAAACCAAAGTCTAAACCTAAAAAAGAAGCTGTAGATAATCCTTATGCTGTGGGTATGGCCGCTGCTATGAAAGCAAAAGATGATAAACCACCTTTAAAAAAATCTACAATCACTAAAGCACACGATATTGCTAAGTCAATTAAAAAAGATCAAAAAGAAGAAGAGTCTATTAAAGAGGCAAGTTATCCACATAAAATGTATAGTAAAGATGGTAAAGAAGTTGAAGCAAAAACTCCTGAAGACCATAAGAAGTATGCTGAAATGGGATATACACACAAAAACGAAACTCACTCTTTTATGACAAAAGATATGAACAAGAGTAAAAAGGATGCTAAGGGTGAAAAAGAGATAGTTGATCCAGCACCTAAAATGAAGTTTAAAGAAGCTTATAAAAAGGCAAAAAAAGAAGCTATGAATACTGTTGGTGACGCTACGGCCGATCAAGCGAATCAAAGAGTTGGTGAGGGTCCTAAAGAAAACGATCCAGACATTAAAAAACCAAAAGCAAAGGCAGATACAGGTTCAAAAGCTACTCCAGTTGACACATCACCTGAAGTTGAATATAAAAACTAGTATTTGTTCACTATTTGTTCTCATATTAGCTGTTGCCATTTGGCCAGGATATGATAGTATATAGATATGGAAAACACTATGAAACCAAGAATTTACTGTGATATGGATGGAGTCCTTTGTGACTTTGCCAAAGGTGTTGAGAAAGTTATAGGAAAGTCTATAACTCAATGGTCATATGGTAGTAAGTCTGAAAAATGGGATACTATAAAGTCAACACCTAAATTCTGGCACACACTTCCTTGGATGCCTGGTGGAAAAGAACTTTGGAATTTTATCTCAAAAAATAAACCACATATCTTATCAGCTTACGTAGAAGAAAGCTTTGATCCAAACTGTATACCAGGTAAATCACATTGGGCAAGAACTAATTTAGGAATTGCTCCAGGTAATATTAATCTAGTCAAAAGAGTACAGAAACAAAACTATGCCAAAGTGGCAGGCCAACCTGCTATTTTAATAGATGATTACAAGAAAAACACAGATCAATTTACAGCAAAAGGTGGTATAGGAATATTACATACCACTACTTCCAATACTATTAGAGAACTTAAAAAACTAGGTTTCTAGTATCAAATCTTATAAATATCCCTATATATCAACAATTGAGTACCTAAAATTTAACAAAGGGAGAGAATAATATGTCAAGTTGGACTAAAGCAGATTCAGCTGCTGGAGCACCATTATGGGCTGCTACACAGTTTAATCAAGCGCCGAGTACGGCAAATAGAACATCACTATACAACGGTAGTGTAACTAATTTTATAACAGGTGTAACACTAGCTATGTTTAATTACAATACTACTGAAACACAATCTGGTAAAATTGCACATACTGGCTGGGTAGTGACTACAGCAGGTTCAGGTGGTAGAACAGGAAGAACTCAATACGAGACTCTTGTTTGTTTAACATCTAACTAATAATTAATTAAATATGGGCGGCCAAAAGGCCGCCTATATACTATATGAGTAAATTGATCTAGGAAAATACCTAGAGTAGCATTCCCGAAAGGGTTAATAGGAGATAAAAATGGCAGACAAAAAAATCACGGCGTTAACCGATTTAGGTGACGCTTTAGCAAGCACAGACTTGTTTCACGTAGTTGACGATCCGTCAGGTACACCAATCAATAAAAAAGTAACAGCAGCGGATGTTTTTAATAACATTCCTTCTTTTATTTCATTTAAAGATGCAGTACAAACAATTACTGGTGATGGTTCAACATCAACAGCAGTAACATTAACTGAAAGTACAACTTTGGTAGACGCTACATCAGCGGCTGCTCCTGTTACTTTGGCAGCGGCTTCAACAGATGGCCAAGTTAAGATGATTTTAAATTCATCAACTTCAGGTACAAATAATGTAACAATTACACCAACAAACTTTAAACAAGGTACAACAGTTACACTTAACGCTCCTGGCGATAGTGTTGTTATGATGTACAAAAGTTCTTTTTGGTATATAATTGGTGGCGACGATTATACTGTTGCTTAATAGATTGGAGTTATTATGACGATTGATGAACAAACATTAAAAGATGAAAGAAAAGTATTAGAAGATGATTTTAATACTATGTCAAATAGAATTAAACAAGTTGAAAAAGATTTAGGTCAAATGAAAAGCAATTTAAATGCTTTATATGGAGCCATTCAACAAGTAGATAGACTATTGACAAAATTAACACCAGCTGACAATAAAGAAATGCCAGCTGAAAAGGAGAAAGCTTTAAATATAGCTACAAGTTAATATGAAAAAATTTAAAACTTTTATAACTGAAGATAGTATAGAAGATTTTGAAGAAGATATTATTAAAGAAACTCCACCTAATACTGCTGATGCTATGAAACGTTATAAAGCAGGTAAGGCTGGATTTACAGATGTAGCACATTTAAAGGCAAAAGGTCTGATACCTCGTAGTGATGGAAAAAAACGAAAATCAGACAAGTACAATTAAAGAGGAGAACAATGAAAACTTTTAAACAACACATAAAAGAAGGTATGTCACCTTTAGGTGTTGGATCAGAAACAACTAATTCAGTTGAAGACGGTTCAATGGGTGCTCATAATATTGAGAACGCTGACATATTAAAAAGAGTTAACGCTTTTGTTGGTTCTATTGCCGAAAGGGAATATTTAAAACCACAACAAGCAGTTGACGAATTAAGAGAAAAGTTACATAGAATAGGCCTGACCGTATCACCTTGTGATATTGAAGGAGATTCTGGTACTGTAACTTGTGAAGTGAAACAATTTGGTGGTAGATTTGGTAAAGATACCGATGGTTCTGATATAAATGATGATGGTATATCTCATAGAAAAGAGGGTGGACTTAAAATGGAAGTTAAATATGAAACCCTACAAAACGGAACATCAAAGGTCTACGCTAAATTAGTGTAGTTAATGTTTAAAGAGATAACCAAAGATAATTGGCTGTTATTTGCACAGCAAAATTATGATAATCCTACTCTACAGAAAGAGCAGGAATTTTATGATGATATAAAACGGTTTAAGTATCTTAAAAGGTTATTTCGTAAGTATAGAGTAACTAAAAAAATTAAGGTAAGATTAGCAGTTAATCATGTTATAATCTTAGCAAATGTTTTTAATATTGAAGTGGCCTGTACATTATTATTATTTAAAATTGATAAAGTATATTGGCCATATTTAAAATCTATACTAAACTATTTGGGATATTTGTATCCACACGAATTAAATAATGTGAATACAGACAAACAAATAGATGAACTATTGAATAAGGAACTATAATGGCAAGTAGATTAATTGACACATTAATAACTTATCGTATTGTTAAGTTACTTGTAGCACCTTTTGAAAAACAAGAGGCGTTTAAACAAGGTATTATTGACAAAGACGGTAAAGTATTAAAGAAAAATAAAGAGTTAAAAACTCAAGCTGAAAAAAAGGCTTATACTTTTTTACACAGATTTGTTTTTAATTTAAAAAGAATACTTAAAAAAGTTGGTCTTGGTAGTAAATTAGGATCTTTTGCTGTCGCTCTTACTCTACTTTTAAAAGAAAATAAAGAGTATGAACAACACAAAACATTAATTGAAAGTGCCGTAATATCTTATTTAAAAGAAACAAATCAATACGATCAATTACTTAATGAACAAGGTGAAGTTAAACCTGTTTATGATACCGAACCTGTTATGACTTGTTTTGGTATTGATGTATATGAAAAAGACGGACAACTTTATTCGGAGGACGAATATGAAAAGCTTTAAAGAATTGGCACAAGACATAGTAAACAATATGGATGAAGACGCACCTACTAATTCAGTAGCAGGTGGTGGTGTTGACTTGGCTCCTAACGCTGCTGTATCACAATCTCCTCATATGATACGTAGAAAAAAAGAACAAGGTGACGAACAAGAAAAAATAAAGAAAAAAATCAGTAACATGGTCAAAGAAAATAATGATAACAATAATGTTATGTTAAAACAAGTATTAGATGGCCTTGATAAAGTTGATACAAAAATTGATGAACAGATTTATGGAAAAACTGAAATTAAAGTAAAAGAAGAAAAAGAATATAAAACATTTAGAGATAAGTTTAATGGCTAAAATAAAAACATTAAAAGAATATATTAGTTATATGGGTGGTTATAGAATTGGTTATGTGGATAATATATCGCCAATGGTTAGTTTAGGTGATACACCACCAAAGGGTCAAGCAGGTAAAGATAGTAGAGGTGTTGGTTTAAATGCCAACTATACATCACAGGCCGCTGGTACAATGAGGCCATTTATAACAGCTAATAAAGAATATGATTTAAAAGATAAAGCTTTGTATATGAAACTTGTAAGACAGGCTATGTCAGTTATGCCTGGTTCTGAAAAGCAAAAACAAATTAAAAAAGAAATTGAAAGAGTACAAAAAAGATTAGGTATTAGAGAAGATACAAATAGAATACCAAGAAAACCAGGACAGAAAGCTGGTTCAGATAAACATTCAGATTTATA